GGCACAAGCAAGAGCAGATGTAGAAGCCGATGAAGCATATGACAAGTTAGTTAAAAGAGCAGCTAAAAAATATCAATATCATAGACCTGACTACGACATGATGGAAGTTGAAGTCAATGAAATAGAATCAAAATCTAAAAAAGAGAGTATTGAAAGGAAAAACATGGTAAAAGAAAACTTAAATAAATTTGTAGACTCTTTAGCAAAGGGTGATAATGTTGAAGCCAAAGACGCATTTAATAATGTAATGGCAGACAAAGTATCATCTGCTTTAGATACAACAAAACAAAATATCGCTACATCATTATATCAACAACCAGAAACACCAAATTCAGTTGTTGGTGTTGATACACCTGATAATGTTGAGGTAGCAAATGACGACAACGCTCAGTAATCTTCGAATTAAAATAGACGAAGGTAATGATTACAAAAGAAGTAGGCAATACAACAAATTGTCTCCTAAAGTAAAAAGAGCTGTTGATATGGTATATAAGTCTATTGAGACAGACAAAAACGCAGTTGCTAATTTTGAAAAAAATGTTAGTGCAGCTGCAAAAAAACATAATGTTAGTAATAAAGATTTAATGAATTATTTTGATAAAGAGACATTAACAATTTTAAGGAGATAAAATGGCAGTTAGAAATAGAACACTAACAGATAACGCTTTCGGAACAAAAGTACTTGTATCTTTAGACGATCACGGCTCTGCTGTTACCATTGACGCAAGTGAATTAGCAAATGCTGCTGGTACTGGTAATAGATTAGATATTAAAAGAATAGAGTGGTGCTTAGATAAAGAAGCTGCAATTACTTTTACAGGTTCAGGTGTTGTAGAAGCTATTGACCTTGCAGGTGGTACTGCTGGTAAATTTGATGCACACACAATAACAAATGGTGCAACATTACCAGGCAACGCAACTGACGGCGATATAGTAATTACACCAGCAAGTGGTACTGATGGGTTTATTTATTTAGAGTTAGTCAAAGCCGCTGGTTTTGGTAACTAATAATGTCTATTACTACTACGACATTAGCAGATGATAATTTTAAAGTTATCATAAAGGCAAATGGTGGTAGTAATGAAGATAAAGAATTATTGTTAGATGCGTCAAAGTTAAGTAAGGCAACAGCAAGTCCTAATGTATCAATTGCAAATGTGCACCATGAGATATTAGGTACAGGTAAAATTACTTTATTTTTTGACGCAGAAACAGACGAACAAATTACAACGACTTTTAGTGGTCGAGGTAATTATGGATTAAAAAAAGACGAACCTAAAATAAAACAAGGTGATACAGGTGCAACTTTGATTAATCCTACAGGCGATATATTATTGTCAACAGATAGTAATGTATCAAAATATAATATATTAATAGAATTTAGAAAAGAAAAAGGTTTTACAAATGGCTGATACGGTATCTAGTTTAACAATTGCAGACACTAGTGGTGTAAAATTCACAGGTAAATTTACTAATTTTTCAGACGGAACAGGTGAAACTTTAGTCACAAAAGTGGATGCTTCAAACACTACTTTTATGACTGAAGATGGTAATAGAAAGATTAGTAAAATTTACTGGTCAGTAAACACTTCAGATAGTAAATCTGGTGTTGAAATATTGTGGGCAGGCGCAACAAATGCTAGTGCTGTTTTCTTATCTGGTCAAGGTTATTGGGACTTACGAGCAGATGGAAATGAGATTACAAACAACGCAACAACTCCTACAGGCGATATTCTTCTTTCAACAAAGAACTTTGCAAATGGGGATAATTACACAATTGTTGTGGAGTTTAGATAGTAATTTGTATAAATATAATTAACGAGAGATAGACATGAAGTTAATTACCGAAGAAATACAAAACGCAGAATATATCGTTGAGCAAAACAACGGTAAAAAAGACTATAAAATTAAGGGTATTTTCATGCAGGCCGAAATGAAAAATAAAAACGGTCGTGTATATCCTAAAGACGTTTTAGAAAGAGAAGTCGGTAGATATAATAGAGAGTTTATTAACAAAAGCAGAGCCTTCGGCGAACTCGGTCATCCAGACGGACCAACGGTAAATTTAGAAAGAGTATCGCACATGATCAAGGCTCTTTATCCAGATGGCAATAACTTTATTGGTGAGGCTAAGATATTAGACACACCTTATGGGAAAATAGTGAAGAACTTAATAGATGAAGGTGCTAAATTAGGCGTTTCAAGTAGAGGTATGGGAACATTGACAAATAGAGGCGGCGCTAATGTAGTATCAGATGATTTTTATCTTGCAACCGCGGCTGATATAGTCGCAGATCCTAGTGCTCCAGAGGCCTTTGTAGAAGGTATAATGGAAGGCAAAGAGTGGGTATGGGATAATGGTATAATAAAAGAGCAAGAGGTAAACCGATTAAAGTTAGAGATGTCAAACGCAAAAAGACACGAACTTGCTGTAAAACAGGCAAAAGTGTTCGAATCGTTTATCAAAAATCTTTAATTTTATAAATATTACTTGACATTATTGAAAAATCAATAGGTCAGTAGTATTGAACTAACTATTAACTTATAAGGAAAAAAAGCAATGGCTGAGAATACACAAGCAGACTTACCGAAAAAGAATGCCGCACCAGCTGAAGCACCTAAGTCATTACAAAGTACTATCCAGAATGTAATTACAAAAGCAATTACATCTCCAACAGATGGTAAAGTAGATTTTGCACAAGGGGTAAACCACATCACAGGTGACCCACAACAAAAAAGTGCAGGCGCTCCAGATGCAATGCAATCTTTAAAGGCAGAGATGCAACCAAAAAAAGATATGAACGCTTCTTATGATGACATGAAAAAAGAAACTGAAGATAAAGAAAAAGAAATGAAAGAAATGTCAGACAAAGAAAAAGAAATGAAAAAAGAAGCAGACGACAAGAAAAAAGAAGACATGAAAGAAGGCGAAATGCCTGCTGGTCTTAAAAAATACCTTGACAAGAAAAATGATAAAAAAGAAGAAAAAGAAGATGAGAAAAAAGATGTTAAGGAAATGGAAGACAAGAAGTCTGAAATGATTAAAGCTGAGATCGACAAAATGAAAAAAGAGATGGAAGACAAAGAGAAAGAACTTAAAGCTCAAGTTGATAAAGAAAAAGAAATGAACGAAGCTGAACATAAAGACGACAAAGAGAAAAAAGAAGAAAAAGAAGACGAGAAGAAAAAAATGTCTGAAGCAGAAGATAAAGAAAAAGAAATGAAAAAAGAAATGCAACATGATGCTGAAAAGAAAACTGCTAAAGAAAAAGTAAAAGACATGAACATGAAAGAAGATGTTAAGGCTTTAACTGCTGATGAAGATTTATCAGAAGAGTTTAAACAAAAAGCTGCAACAATTTTTGAATCTGCTGTAAGAGCAAAACTTGTCGAAGAAATTGAGAAATTAGAAAGTGAATACGAAACTAAGGTTGAAGAGAAAACTGAAGAAGTTAAATCAGAAATCGTAGAAAAAGTTGACGCTTATCTAAACTATGTTGTAAGTGAGTGGACGAAAGAAAATGAACTTGCAATAGAAAAAGGTTTAAGAACCGAGATAGCTGAAGATTTTATCGGCGGTCTTAAAAACTTATTTGAGTCTCACTACATTGAAATTCCAGAAGAGAAGTACAATGTAATTGAGAATCAAGCTGCTGAAATTGAAGAGTTAAAAGGAAAACTTAACGAATCAATGGAAACAACCGTAGAACTTAACCAAAAAATCGGTGAGTTTGCTAGAGACGAAATTCTAGTAGATGTTGCAAGTGATCTTGCTGAAACTGAAAAAGATAAGTTTAAAGGTTTAGCAGATAGTATTGAATATAAAGATGCTGCTGATTTCAGAACGAAAGTAGAGACGGTAAAAGAGTCTTATTTTCCAAAGAAAAAAGTAGTAAGTGAAGACGAAACTAATGATGTGGCAGACAAACCTGTGTCAGATTTATCTGGCTCTATGGCTGCATATGCCGCTGCTATTAGTAAAATAACTAATAAAAAATAAAAGTTAATTAACTTTAATAAGGAGAGATAGAACTATGTTTTTATCAGAACACGTACAACAGAAATGGCAGCCTGTTTTGGATCATCCTGATTTACCAAAAATCGAGGATTCATACAAAAGAGCGGTCACATCTGTAATACTAGAAAACCAAGAGAAGTCGTTAAAAGAAGACGCTGCTTTCTTATCAGAAGCTGCTCCTGCTAACGCAACTGGTTCTTCTATACAAAACTGGAATCCTATCCTTATCTCTTTAGTAAGAAGAGCAATGCCTAACCTTATCGCTTACGATATTGCAGGCGTTCAACCTATGTCAGGTCCTACAGGCTTGATCTTTGCAATGAGAAGCAGATTCTCAACGCAAGGCGGTACTGAGGCTCTTTTTGACGAAGCAGATACAGATTTTTCAGGCAGAAATGCTGCTGGATCATCTGTGGATGGATATTCATCAACAGCTCATTCGGGTGAAAACCCTGCTGTGCTTAACGACTCTATCGGTACTTCTACTGGTTACACAACTGGTACAGGTATGACAACAGCAGCTGCTGAAAAACTAGGGGAAGACTCTGGTAATCAGTTTGCTGAAATGGCATTCTCAATTGAGAAATCAACGGTGACTGCTAAGTCTAGAGCTCTTAAAGCAGAGTACACTATGGAATTAGCACAAGACCTTAAAGCAATTCACGGCTTAGATGCAGAGACAGAATTGTCAAACATTTTATCTGCTGAGATCCTTGCGGAAATC